TGGAGAGATGCCGCTGCTCAAGGTGGCCTAATGGCTAAAAAGAAAAAGAAGAAATAATAGAACTACTACAAATAATAAGGCTACCCAGGGAATAAACCCTGGCCCCAACATAAGGAAAACAATATGAATGTAGCAGTAAAAGCAACCCCTAAGAACGCAGGATTTGTAGACAGAGGGTTTAACCATGCGCAACGTAAGAAGCGTATTGAAGAAGAAGAAAAGGAAATTGCTAGACTAGAAGCAGAGGCTCGTGGTGAAGAATACGTTGAACAAGCTGAATCCAGTAGCGAAGATACTGAGGACACCAAGGTACAAACCGCAAGTAATACCGAACAAGAAGAACAAGCATCCACGCAAGGGGAAGCACAAGAAGACGATTCAGACACAGGACTAAGTGCTGAAGAGAAGTCTTTTAAGAAGCGTTACGGTGATCTGCGTAGACATATGCAAGAAAAAGAGAAAGAGTGGAATAACAGACTTGAATCTCTTGAGAAGCGTAAAGCAAAAGATAGTATTGTCCCCCCTAAGTCTAGTGAAGACATTGAAGAGTGGGCAAAGAAATACCCAGACGTAGCAGGTATTGTTGAAAAGATTGCTTCAGAAAAAGCAAAAGAAATGTTCAGCAAAGCAGAAGAACGTCTAAAAGAATTAGATGAAGCTCATAATGAAGCACTACGAATGAAAGCAGAAAATGTTATTCGTAAGTCTCATGATGACTTTGATGAATTAAGACAGTCAGAGGACTTTCATAATTGGGCAGAAGAACAACCTAAATGGGTTAAAGATGCTCTATATGAAAACATGGATGATCCTGCATCCGTAATCCGTGTGATTGATCTTTACAAGATTGATAACGATTTGACTCCTGCAGCCAAAAGAAACACTAAGAAAGCTGCAGCGTCTACCGTTTCAAAAGGAACTCGTACTTCCATAGATGCCAAAGGTGTATCAGGCCAAATCAAAGAGTCTGATGTAGCTAGAATGTCAGCTAAGGAATTTGAGGCACGTCAGGATGACATTTCAGAAGCAATGAGATCTGGAAAGTTTATCTATGACATTTCTGGCGCAGCCAGATAAGTAGTTGACACTTTAAAAGTGTTACATATAACTACGTGTATCTAAGTAAAGCCTCCCTTGTGGACTACCTTTACGGATACTTTTTCATAAAAGTCTAAACTACAAAGAACTACCTGTTCAAGTATAGGCCCAGTAGGTATTCGGTTGCGCAACTGAGTGCCTTTCTGCACCCTAGAAAAGTAACAGCCTCTTTCAGGTGTTTAGCTTTCTTTTAAAGCCAAATATCATGGAGGATTTAATCATGGCTTTTGCATCCGCTTCAGGTTATACCAACCTGCCAAATGGCAATTTCTCGCCAGTCATCTATTCCAAAAAAGTGCAGCTTGCGTTCAGGAAGAGCACAGTTGTAGGTGACATCACGAACTCCGAATATTTCGGGGAGATCGCAAACCAAGGTGACACAGTGAAAATTATGAAAGAACCTGAGATCTCAGTTTCTGCATACACTCGTGGCACAACCATCGCAGCGCAAGATTTGCAGGATGACGATTTCTCGCTAGTCGTTGACAAAGCAAACTACTTCGCCTTCAAGATGGACGATATCGAAGAGGCACATAGTCACATCGATTTTATGAACCTTGCTACCAACCGTGCAGCTTATCGTCTTGCTGATCAGCATGACCAAGAAGTTCTAGGTTACCTAGCAGGTTACAAACAGTCTGCCCTACATGGGAATGCTGACACAGTTAACACAACTGTAAACGGCACAAAAGCAAACTCATCTGCTGGTTCAGACGAATTGCTTGCAGCAAACAAGCTAAACAAAGGTGACTTTGGTAACATCACTACTTCTGGTGCTGATGACCACTCAATCCCTGTTGCAGCACGTTTGCCAGGTGCGACTGCACTACCAACAGCATACGTTTCACCAACAATGTTGGTTGCTCGTATGGGTCGTCTACTTGATCAACAACAAGTTGACAAAGATGGTCGTTGGATCGTAATTGACCCTGTCATGATGGAAATCTTGATGGACGAAGATTCACGCTTCCTACAATCTGATTGGGGTGCTTCAGGTGGCCTACGTAACGGTCTAGTAATCAACAACTGGAATGGTTTCAGAGTTTACTCTTCTTCAAACCTACCATCAGTTGGTACTGGTGCTGCTACAACAGGTACAGCTAACCAAAACACAAACTATGGTGTGATCGTCGCAGGTCATGATTCAGCCGTTGCAACTGCAGAGCAGATCAACAAGACTGAAACATACCGTGATCCAGACTCATTCGCAGACATCGTTCGTGGTATGCACCTTTACGGTAGAAAAATCCTACGCCCAGAGGCGTTGGTTACAGCTAAGTACAACTTGGCGTAGTATAATAAAGGAGGGGGCTGCTTCGGTAGCCCTCTTATCTCACATGAATCTAGTTTCTTCTGATTACAAAATAGTCCTTAATGAGACCCATGCCTTGACTAAAAACGAGTGGGGTGGTGGTCACAGTATAGACAAGCTTCCTAGATACGAAGGTTTTTTGAAGAGCCTAGAGGTTAAAGAAATACTAGACTATGGATGTGCTAACGGTAAATTCAAGGTCTACATGAATAAAAAGAAACCTGAGTATACCATACATGAGTATGATCCAGGTATTAGGGGGAAGGATAAAGATCCACTACCTGCCGACTTTGTAGTTTGTTGTGATGTTATGGAGCATGTCGAACCTGACTACCTAAATAGTGTTATGAAGAACTTACAGAGTTTGGTGAAGAAGGGTGGATTTTTTAACATATCTACTAAAGAGGCAATAACTATACTTTCGGATGGAAGTAATGCCCATAAGATTGTAGAGACAGGGGAATGGTGGGTAGACCTATTTAAACAATACTTTGAAGTATTTGACGTAGAGATCAAAAGATTTGAAACAAATTTTAAAGTGCTCCCAAAAGATATTTGATACAATAGTACTTCCTTTAGATAATATAAACTCTGTTAATGATAATCTTCAGGATCATGCTTTTGAAAAGACTTTGAAGAAAAGTATAGAACTAAAAGGAATGTTGCACCCTATCTTAGTTTGTTTAGACAAAGACTTTAAACAAACAGATATAAGTAAGTTTGAACGTAGACCTGTACCAGAAGAAATTAAAGAGAAGTACAGATGTTTAATAGGGAATAACAGGTACAAGTTTGCTGTAGAAAATGGTTACACTCACATTGAGTGTCATGTAGTAAAAACTTTTGAAGAAGTAAAACGTGCACACCATAAGACACAGATAGAACCACGAAAGATGTAAGATGGCTACATACGTTGCTTTAACAAATGAACTGCTAAGACGTTTAAACGAAGTCACACTAGATACTGCTGGTGATGGTTTTGATACAGTACGTAACGTACAGGCTTTAGCTAAAGATGCAGTCAACAACTCAATAAGAAGTATCTTACAGACTGGACAAGAGTGGCCTTTCCTGAAGAATACTTACACACAAACACTAACAGCAGGTACAAAAGAGTATAGCTTTCCTTCAGACTACTCTAGTGCTGATTGGGAAACATTCTATATTAAACAGCTTTCAAGCTCTCAGAATGTTCCTTCACACTTACCTGTCATTACGTATGATGAATATATCCAAAGGTATAGGCAGTCAGACGATGTAGGGGATGCTTCAGGTATTGCTGCTCCTACATTAGTTTATCAAACAAATGAAGAGAAGTTTGGTGTCACTCCTATTCCTGATGCAGCATACGAGATTGAATATGTGTACTGGTCTTACCCATCAGATCTGACATTATATGATGATGTTGCTATAATACCTGATCGATTCAAGCACGTACTGATTGATGGTGCTATGATGTACATGATGCGTTTCCGCAGTAACGAGCAGAGTGCAGCCATGCATCAAGGTAACTTTGAGAATGGCATTAAGTCTATGAGAAGAGTTCTAATTGATGAACCATTAAGAATCAGATCTACTGTAGTAGAAAGAAATAATTCTTCTAATGCTATTTTAGGAAGAGTTTCGTAATGGCTGACAATCTAGCCTCTTTCAAAGTATTCTGCCAAGGCGGTCTAAACACTAGCCGTGATGTGCTGTCACAAGGTGAGACTCAACCAGGGTCTGCTATCTCTTTGATTAACTACGAACCTGCTGTTACTGGTGGCTATCGTAAGATCAACGGTTTTAGTAATGACTATGGTGTAGTAACAGGCACAGGTAACGTAGTAGGTGTTTGTGTTGCTAACGGTATCAATGATGGTATTCTAGCTTGTCGTACACCTTCTAGTGGTTCAGACTATTTACATTATTGGGATACAGCTACATCAGCTTGGGTTGCAGTAACTACTTCTGGTTCCCCTACGATGACAGGTGTAACCAAAGTACGTTTTAGTAAGTATAACTGGGGTAGCCCTAAAGTTATTTTAACTGACGGTATCAACCCTGCAGCTACGTATGATGGTACAACTTACACTCAGATTACACATGCTGATGCTCCTAGCGCACCTAAACTATCACACGTATTTAAGAACCATATGTTCTTAGCAGGTGACCCTAGTGAGAACACGAATCTTTATTTTAGTGCACCTTACAATGAGACTAGCTTTGCTGCTGCTGATGGTGCTGGTGTTATTAATGTAGGCTTTCCTGTCGTAGCTATTAAGTCTTTTCGTGATGTGTTGTACATCTTTGGTAGCAACAACATTCGTAAGCTTGCTGGTGACAACATCTCTAACTTTGTACTACAAGAAGTTACAGATGACCTTGGATGCCTAGCTACAGACAGTGTTATTGAAATTGGTGGTGACCTACTATTTTTATCACAAGATGGTCTACGCCCCGTTAGTGGTACAGACAAGATCGGTGACGTTAACCTAGAGACAGTATCAAAAGACATTCAGTCTATCTTTACTGACATTGTGTTTGACATTGATCTTGAAGGATTAAACGCAGTAGTCATACGACAAAAGACACAGTTCCGTTACTTCTTTGCTGGTGCAGACTCACAAGGTATTATCGGTGGCTTTAGACAAACACCTAACGGATTACAGTTTGAGTATAGTCAGATGCTAGGTATTACAGCTACGTGTTCAGACAGTGGCTACATCGGACAGAACGAGTTTGTGATTCACGGTGATAGCACAGGTAAAGTACACCGACAAGAACAAGGTAATGACTTTGATGGTGAGAACATATTCAGTGTATTCCAAACACCGTTCTTCCATATGCAAGACCCAGAACAACGTAAAGTATTCTACACTGTAGCTACTTACTTACGTTCTGAGGGAGACAACGAGATTGTTATGTCTGCTTTGTATGACTATGAAGATGTTGACACACTAAGTCCTACAAACTTTACACTAACAACTACAGGTGCTGCAGCTTACTACAACGAAGCCCTATATGACAGTACCGCAATTTTTGATGGTAACCCAGCACCAGTACAAAGAACAAATATATCAGGGTCAGGTAAGTCAGCATCATTTAAGTTCGTAACTAATAGCTCAGATGCATCACACAGTATCCAAGGTTTGGTGATCACCTTTGGAGTAGGAGATCGTCTATGATAGTAACTAGAAGAGAAGCAAAAGAGAAACAACTCTCCAGATATTTTACAGGAAAACCTTGTTTAAAAGGTCATGTTTCAGAAAGAGTTACAGATAATGGTGAGTGTTATGCCTGTCGTAAGGAAAGAGGCCCAGCTTCTAACCATAAAGAAAATGTAAAGAGATATAAACAAAGAAACTCAGATAAAATAAAAGCATATCAAAAAGAGTATCAACAAAGACTAGAAGTAAAAGCTAAAAGAGCAGCAAGTCAAAAGAATAGAGAGTATATTAAAAATAAAACTTCTTGTATGCTTTCTAATTTAAACTTAAAAGAAGAAGTAGATTTAATATATTTACAATGTCAAAATAAAACCAAGGAGACAGGTGTGTTACATCATGTAGATCATATCGTGCCTTTGAAAGGTAAAAATGTATGTGGGTTACACGTACCTTGGAATTTACAGGTTATACCTAGCAAAGAAAACCTGTCAAAGTCTAATAAGTATGAGGATATTTTATAATGGCGGGGTACTCACGACAGTCAGTAGCAGATATTATCGCTAATGCGGTTATTAAAGCTGCACCAGTAAACGCAGAGTATAACGCTATCCGTGATGCGTTTGCTTTTGTAGGTGGTCACAAACACGATGGTAGCTCTACTGAAGGTGCTTACGTACCTTTGATTGCTGACACTGACGCACTAAACAAAGTTGTAGTAGATACAACGAACAACCGCATAGGTATCTTTACTGAAGTATCTAGTGCTGCAGTAGAACAGATACGTATTCAAGACGGTGCCATTGTTCCTGTAACAGACAACGATATTGATCTTGGTGCATCAGCTACTAAGTTTAAAAACTTGTACGTTAACGGTATTGCAAGTATTGGCTCCATCACACTGTCAGGTGGTACAATAGATAATACTGTTATTGGTGGTACTACTCCTGCCGCTGCTGACTTTACTACAATGGATGTATCAGGTAACGCTACTGTCGGTGGTACTCTTGGTGTCACAGGTAACACAACAATAGGTGGCACACTAGGTGTAACTGGTGTAACTACACTAGGTACTGCTAACATTACATCTGTAGATATTAACTCTGGTGCAATGGATGGAACTATTATTGGTGCCACAACTGCTGCAGCAGGTACATTTACAAACTTAACTGCTACAGGTACAACTACTCTTACAACAGTGGACATTAACGGTGGTGCTATTGATGGCACTACTATCGGTGCAACTAGTGCATCTACTGGTGCTTTCACTACTCTGTCTGCCACAGGTACATCTACACTAAGCACAGTAGACATTAACGCAGGTAATATAGATGGTACAGTTATTGGTGCTTCTAGTGCTGCTGCAGGTAGCTTTACTACTGTTTCGACATCTGGACAAGCTACCTTGGCGA